TCTTTCCTGAAAAAACAGAAGCACCTACTACTCCTACATTTTGAATAACAGTTTCTTCAATAACTCTAAGATCTAAATCTTCAAAGTTATCGTTGACTTTAAGAAATGCTTCACGGAGCGCATCACCCGTGCCATCATTTGCAATTGTGCCTGTATTAATATATTCTATTGTCATGTTATGCTCCTATTGATCCACCGTTTAATGTTTTAACTAATACAGCTAATCTATCGATTGCTTCTTTTACTGTAGTCGGAAGATCACCCTGCCAACTGGTAGCAACCGCATCGAACGCTATATCACTACCGTCTAAATTTTGTATTGTTGAGTTTTCAAAGTTAATTGCTGTTAGGTCAGTTAAGTCTAAAGTTGCGCCTGTTGCAATGCCTACTGTATTACTGCTGTGTCCTAATGTAACATTGCCCGAAGTGCCATTACCAATAGCAATTGCATCGCTTGTTGTCGATATTACAACTGGCCTTGCTCCGCCCAGTATAATTCCTTCAGTAGTAGTTATTACAAGTCCTGCGTTTCCGCCTTCCTGTAGTTTTGCACCAGTTGAATTAACTGCCATTGAATAAACACCAGTGTTAACTAATGCTTCTGTGCTGTTAATATCACCGACAATCTTTTCGTTAACACCGTCGACTAGTATTGCACTATCATCTCCAAATACACTACCTTGCATATCAGCTTGTAAAAATGTTACATTTAAATTTGTAACAGCAGTATTAGCAAAGTCAATAGTTGCACCAGATCCAAAGTTAATTAAGCCACTTGTACTGTTTAATGTTAGATTGTCAGTTGCCGTAATTGCTATACCTGCAGATGCTGCTAAATTTACTGATGTAGCAGTTGGTATATTTAATGGACCAGCCGGTAACATTTGAATGCCTGCTGTTGAACTAATTGTTAGCAATCCACTTGTGCGCTGTAAATTAGCACTAACTGTGTCTGCACTAATTGTATTAGTTGTAATTGCATTACTAAACATTGTGTTATTTACTGCGTCTACCATTACAGTACTATCATCAGCAAATATTGATCCTTTAATGTCAGCAGTAAGATTGTCTTCTAATGTAACACTCAGCCCTGTAACTGTAGCACCAGAAAAGTTTATGTTTCCGTTAAATCGTATAACATCTTGATCTGAAATATTTGTTCCTGAGTTATCATTATATATTTCAAACGACTGTGTTTGTATAGTAAGAAAGTCCGGAGTCTGCAAAGCAATTCTGCCCTGGGCAAGTAAGTCAAAAGTAGCAGCGGTAAGTACATTAGAATGTAGTTTAAATGCAGTAATTTCGTTAGAATGATGATCTACCATTATTGAACTATCATCTGAAAATACACTACCGGTTAAGTTACCTGTGTTAGTAACTTCTACAGTAAGTGTACCGCCTGCAATTTGTTCATTAGTAACAAAGTTTGGAACATTTATTAAGTCAGTAAATGATGCACTAGTTGCTAATGTTGTTAAATCAGTTACTTGGGTAGATGTGATGTTAATCTGAGCATTAGTAACAAAATTAAGATCATTTGTTAGTTGACTTAGTTGCGTAGCGATAACAGGCTTGTTAGTCAAGTCGTTATAGCTTACTACACCAACTGCCGGAGCATTTGTTAAGTCATTATAGTTACCGCTAAACAGTGCTGGAAGATTAGTTAGATCATTATAATCATTGCTAATCGCCGCTGCGCCGATAGCACTTCCGCTTACAGCTATGTTAGTAACATTTAATGTTGGTACTGTTATTGTCCCTGTCGCTGTGATACTAACAGCATTAATTATACTACTTCCTGATAAATTTAAATTATCACCTGTTGGAAGTTCTTGTATGCTTTTAGCTGTGCCTGCATCAAAAACTAATGGAAATCTGTTTGCCATGTTCTATTCTTCCTGTTTTACATATTTATCGTAATTGTTATTAACCAATAAGCACTTCAACTATGCCACGTTCGCTATCCGTCTTTTCTGTTATTGCTTTGCCTATAATAGTTCCGTATTTTGGATTATTATCTACACATGCATATCCTGCTATTGCACTAGTAACTATAATATCACCTTTGCTTACTGCACCAACTACATTACACGGAACTCGTCCTGATAATGCAATACCTGTTACAAAGTCACCTTCTAAATCGCTGTTCATTAAGTGTGCTGGATTAGTAGTAACTACACCTGCAACTCTATGATCACCTTTAGTATTAGTAACTGTTACTTCTGCGCTGCCGCCTAGTACAAGTACTGTGCCTGGAATATACAAACCATCGCCTAAATAGTTTTCAGCTAAGTCAGCATATTTTGCAGTTGTAGAAGTGCCGCTGAATGTAGTACCATAAACAGTATTCCACTTACGACTATTAGAACCTAAGTTTCGAGTGTTGTTGCCATCAGGTATAATGTTTGTATCAACACTACCATTCATTGATATTTTATCTGCAGAAGCATTACCTAAATCAACACTTCCATTAACAGTTAAGTTTCCGCCAGCAATAATATTACTATTAGCACTAATTGCTCCAGCACTACTAATTGTAACACCTGTGCTGCCGTAGCCTCCACCAAATGTTGCACTAGATGATACAACAAGATTTGACGAAGTACTAATTGCTCCACCTACATTTAATGTGCCAGTGGTACCTGATCCAATTGTAGTATTACCAGTGCTGCCTGATACTAAGAATTTTGTAACAGGTGTTCCTGCACTATTTTTAATAGTAAAGTTATTTGCAGCATTAATAGTAACATCGCCTGTAAAGTCACCTGCTAGTGCTTGAAAGTTTACACTAGACCGTACTAAATTACTACTAACTAGTAATCTTTCAACGCCGCCTGTTATTGTGTTAACTGTATCACTTGCCGAACCACTATATCCAGTTCCTGCACCTATACTAATACCAGTACTACTAGCGCCTTTTTCAGTAAGTGCTTCAATAAAGTTAGTATACACCCAACGTGCTGCTAGTGCCGACTTACCTTGGATAGTTGCGTTACCTGTTCCAGTTCCTGCTGCTGTTGCTGTAAATACAGTACCTACAGTATTATTTGCTGCACCAATTGTAGTAAAGTTAGTTGACCCTGCTACATTAATCTTATATTGTTGTCCTGCAATAATGTTACCAGCAGTTGTAGTTGTACCTTCGCCATAAATACTAGCTGTTTGAGAGTTGCTCGGGTCTGCTGATGTACTTCCTATATCACCTACAACAATTTTGCCGCCCATTAACGAAGTTGGTCTATTATTACCTGATGCAGTAAGAATAACGCCACCGTTTGGTGTTGTAAAGCTAAGTGTGTTATCTGATTCGTCTAATACTACATTAGTAGATGATCCGCCTAATATGAAACTATCAGCTTGTAATGATCCTGAATCAGTTCTTCTTGCAATACTGTTGTTAGCACTACCGATACTAATTGGTGTAGTACCGTATATTCCATCATCTTGTCTAACAAGCACACTACCTGTTAAGTTTTCTGCTGTATTTACAGATGTCACTGTGCCAATAGCACCACTTATATTACCTGCAACTGCACCGTTTGAAAAGTTAGCTGCTGCGCCATTGCCTGTATTAGTAATATTAATAACGTACATACTAGTTTCATTAAATACTGAGCCTTGTACAGTTCCGGATATATTACCTTGTGTAATAGTTTCGCCATTGCCTACAGTTATACCAGTACCAAAGTTTAATTTGTTTCCTGATAAGACTACAATGTCACTAAGTTCAAAGTCATGATCTTCTAAACCTTCACCTTGTTTAACAATTTGATCAAAAGTAATTGCACTAGCATCGCCGGTGCCTGTTACTGATCTACCTATTACAGTATCAGTGGGTATTTGCGCTAGTTTGTCAAATCCAACACTACGTTCTTTTAGTCCTATGTAACCACTACTAAGTACCGCTGTTACTGTTCTACTAGTATTTGTTGCAGCTTGTTCGACACCGTTAGTATACACTGCTTTAGTAATTATTGTACCGCTAGATACCCAGGTGTCAGTTGTTTTAATAACAATTAATGTATTAGCTGTAGCTTGTACTGCCACTACACCTCTATTAGTACCTTGGTATAATATATCACCTACACTAACAGTAAGGCCACCGGATAGTGTTAAGCGTAATTCTTCAGTGAAGTTGTTATCGTCAAATACACTAAGTCCTCTAAAACTTTGTCCAACACTATCGCCATTGCCGTATAACCCTGAACTAGTATCTTTAGTTGATGCTCTGTTCATTAATAGTTTAGTTTGAGCAATACTTGCTGTTGACGAAATTTCAGTATTTGTTACAACACCACTGCGTAGCTGTATATCAATTTCTGCTATTGCATTAGCACCGCTAGAATCTAGTACGCCGTCATTTCTTGTTAGCGTAATATTAACGTCACTAGCACTACTATTACTTGTGTTGCCTATTTCATCAAATGGTCCTCTAAGAACAAACGAAGTAACATCTGACTTACCAGCATCACCTTTAATAGCTTCTTCAGCAAAGTCATTAACTGATGTTAAATTATAAGTTATAATCCAAACTGAATTACCTGGTTCATTTTCACCTACAATATCGTCTGTTGTTTGTACTATGTCTTTAACGACGCCAGTAACAGCACCGGAATTGTTCTTAATAATGTCACCAACTACATACGTGTCTGTTCCACTTCCGTCTGCCGGTACTGCAATTATTACTTTTCTGTAACCTGTATATGCAACAAAGTCGCCTGCTGCCTGATCGTTCTTTGATGTTTCTCTTAATACATCAAAATTATCAGTAGCAAGTACTTTAGTATCAACATATGATTTGTTAGTTGCGTCATCACCGTTATCTGGATTGTCAAGGTTTTGTATCTTGTTCCCGCCGAGGTCTAAATCGCCTTCCATTGCCGGTGTGCCATTTAGTGGTAAAAATCCTGATACTGATCCTAACCCTGCTATAGTTGCGTTATTTTTATCTCTACCTAAACGTTTGTTTACATATTGAACAATAGCTTTTTCAACTGGCACTGCACTATCTGATTCATCAACCATGTTATCATCAATCGAAAACTCATCAACAACAACGCCTTTCTTAAATCCAAATCCGTTAGCATTTGTAATTTCAAGTTCGCCTGAGAAGCTAATTGAACCCTGCGCCTGGTCTACAGCAAAGAACTGTCCAACACGGAAGAATCCGTATTGGTCTGTACTCATCCAAAACACACGACCTTTACGTCTTTCCCAAACTTGTGACGACTCGGCCGATTCACTATCTGTGTAAAAAGGCGCAAGTGATTTTTCAGCAGCACCTAAGATAACATTTGGATAGTTCGAATCGTTAAACGAACCAGTACCAATTTGTGTAAAGTCGTGCCCTGTTGCACGACATAGTGATATAGCAACTGTAATTTCAGCAGTTGCATCTACTTGTAGACCTGCATATAATGTACGATCTTCGGTAAATCCAGCAGCTAATCCTGTGCCACCTGTTGCTGTAATGTCAGACATTGGAATAGCATCAATTGTTATTGAACCTGCACCTGCACCTGCATCAACAGTGTCCATAATCTGATGTGTTCTACCAGCATACGCAAATGTCATGCCGCCTGCGTAACCTGTTATTGCAATACCACTTGGTATTGTTGCTACACCTGATTCAATTGCATCTGTAACAATATCCATAAGTGTTACGGCAGTAGTAGCAGTGCCTGATTCAGTAGTTCCACCAGTAGTATCTTGTGTATATCCGTTACCATTAGTAGCAGTCCATGCAGACTTTGTTAAGATATATTGTGTTACTATCTCTTTTGCTTTATCTTGTGCTGCAACAGTTTCAGCTTGTTGTGCAACTGGAAGATATGAAACTGTTCCTACATAATATTTGTTTGCATTTTGGACAGAATTAGCATTGCCGCCGTATTTCAAATCGTTTGCAACTCCACGAACAATTAGTCCAACATCTCTGTAGCACTTTCTTTGGTCGTATACAAATCCTGGGTATGTTGTATTCAACCATGCAATTACCTCTTCTTGTACAAATCTTACGTTATTAGCAATTAAGTTATGTGCGTTAGGATTTGATGTTGCACCTGGCTGATTACCGTAAATATCTCTAGTAAGTCTTGTAAAGTCAGCAGCTTCAAGATTCTTTGAAGTAACGTCTGTGCTCACTGCAATAGTAGTATCGCCTACAGCAGTACCGTTGCCGCTGCCTGCGTTAGCAAAATCTACAGGTATTTCAATATGATCGTATTCTAAGTTAAATGTAGTTTGTACTTGTGTATCTGATAATTCAGTACCAAAGTTATCACTGCCTGAGAACGATGTTGATCTATAAGTTATAAGATCACTTTCATCAAAGTTAACAGCAGTACTAGGACGTTCTACGATAGTTTCTTTACTTCTAACTTTATCAAATATGTGTGTCGATCCTGCTCTATATTCAATAACTGCACCATTTGCTATAGTAACTTGTACTGTACTAAACAAGTCGCCGTTTTCGCCAGCTGGCTTGCCTTGAAGTTGCAGTCTATAAACTAAGTCATTATATACGCCACCTGTTGGAGCACTTATTCCATTTGGCAATGTTGCTAATGATACAGAACCAATTCTATATCGCAGTACACCAGTAGCTCCACCATGGTCAACTTGTACTAATGAGTTAGGCGCAGGTGGATATTTAATATCAGTAATAACTAAACTACTTTCGCCAGCTGCGTTTGTATCAGTAGAGCCGTCAGTGTAAGTAAACACTTTAGCCGGCATTGTCATGTCAGTTGCGTATGTTACTTGATCTGGAATTTCGTTTGGATCTGCACCTTCAGCAACTAAACCAAAGTTACCGTATCCATTAGACCCGTTTAGTGATCTAATTTCCGAACCGTTCTTAGCATAATATGCTGCATGGCAATAATATGTAAACATACTAACCATCTCAGAGAATGCACCGTTATTAGTAACAAGACCGTAGCCTAAATCGTTAATTTGTGTAAAGTCGTTTCCAAGCATACTTCTGTTACCAGCAGTCTGGATATACACAGTTCTAGATATTTGTCCAGGACGTTCAGTAAACTCAGCTTCATTAAACCCGGCACCATCATTTGATGTTGGATCTAAGTGAATTTTACACCAGCCATTAGCACGACTATACCGACTAATTGCGTTAACTTGATATCGTCTGCCTTCTATGTAGAACGGCGCAGGTAGTTGCGGTTCACGTAAGAACAAACCAGTTCCTTCTTCAGACTGTACCCATAATTCGTAAGCATTAGTTTTACCAGATTCTATATCTGATGCGTCACCTTCTCCTACTGGATCAATTGTTGTTGGAATATACATTGGCAAGTTACCTGCATATGCATCAACAAACATGCCGCCGCCAAATATCTTTTGATTGCCTTTAGATTTAGAAAAACTAGAACCAGTTTGAACGTATGGAGATTTGGTTAAGATTTGACCTTCTGGATCAAGTACTAACAAGAAGCCGCCGTGGCCTTGTACAGTTATGTTACGTAAAATAGTTGCATCATTCATCATGAATACATCCATTTCATCGTTGCGCCTTGGTGGGTTGTAATCTCTATTAAACGCAAATATCATTTTATTTACTAAGTTACCAACTATGCCAGTAGTACCAGCTTCAGCTACACCATACTTACCGTCAAACTCCTGGTAACCTGCATCAGCAGCATTTTGCCATTCGTCTGCAAGAGTGTATGCACCTGTAAATACTCTAGTAGCAATAGTTTCAACATATTGTATTGCTTTTCTAGTAACATTTTCTTGTCCACTAAATCCACCACTGTTATACTGCTGAATATAGCTTTCAAAATATTCACCTTGAACTTCTGTTGCAAACTCATCTCCGCCTGCAACTAAATCATCTACTAGTGCGTCAACAATTAGACCAACATCTCTTTTACACTTATCTTGATTATATGTAAACAATGTTACGTCATTAGCATCTAAGTGTGCTAGTGTAGCAGAGTTCATTGTAGAAACGTTACCGTCAATACTTGATTTTGCTGCTATTAAGTTTGCATCACTTATGTCTGCTAAACTTGGCGGAACTTTTGTTCCTATGTTCAATAAGTTATTGTTATTAATTTGAGTAAAAATTAAGTTTACTTTTGAATTAACAACTCCAACTTCAACAGACGATGCTGCTGTTCCTGATGTATCTTGTACTTGTGTGTTTCCTGTTGTTCTAGTAATAGCAGTTTCAAGTAACACTTTTTCCATAACAGTTTTGATATGTGTTAGTGTAGTTAATGTTTCTTGTCTTGTATTAATTTCAAACTTTAGTGTACCTTGTGTAAATAGGTCTGTTGCAAATTCATGACTACCAACGTTGCCGCCATAAAACGCATCGTGAGTAACAGCATCGACAAAGTTTCTAAAGTCTGTTAAACGCACTGCTTCGTTTAGATATTTTTGCGGAGTAAGTGACTTTAAGTATGCAAGTGCTTCTTGCGCAATAAACTCTTTGTTTGCTTGTAGTTGACTTTTTGCATTAGTAAGTCCAGCAGTTACGCCTGTGTGAGCAGTAAATGTAATTGGAAATACTGCGCCAGTATCAGTGTTTACAACGCCTGTACTAATAATAGTTATAATTGCGTCAAACCCGGCATCAGCTCGTGTGCCAACCCCTGGAAGAGCTGCTACTAACCCTTTAACGTGTGTTAACGCTTCTATCCAGATAGCTTTTAGTTTTGCATCTAAATATATGCTTTTTGATCTTTGGAATTTTAAACCTTGTAAAACTTGATTGTATGTTGTACCTAATGTAAAGTCATACGTTAATCCAGAAAGTATTTCTTCCATGTCTGACTGGAATGCAACTTTATCATATAGTAGATCATCAACATTTGTATTAATGTAGCTAATGATTTCTTCTTGTATAAACTTTTTATTTTCTTTAAGAGATGCAGCGGCACTACTATAACCGCCTGCGTTAGTAACTGAAACACCGGTATTCTGTGTCTTCTCAGGATTTGCTAGATAGTGGTATCCAAAGTGTCCTTGCCAACCGCCTGTTTGATTATAAAAACGTGTACCTGCTGTAGAAACAGTCATACCGTCAAAATCATTATCTCTGTAAAAATATGTGTCAGCCCATCTAGACTGTGATACTCTGCGTTTTGGACGAATAATTACTCGTCTAAATTCGTCACCTTTGATCGATACGTTTGCTGCAACTTTAATAGGATAGTCTTCTTCATAAAATCCTGACTCGACAAAAATTGTAACTTGCTTTGACTTAACAAAGTTGCCATATTCTAAATCTTCGTTAGCAATGAAATCAATCGGCTTTAGTAGTTCTATTTCTGCTACATCAAAGTCTCCGCTAACATCTGGATTGTTTGCTGCATTACTTGCAAAGTAATTTACAACTCTACCTTGTGCTTTAGATATTTTACCAACTAGTACTTTGCCAGGAATGATGTCTTTGTTATTTGCAACAGCTTGATCAGTTGATAAATTACCTTCACCTGGATCAATTTTTACCAGGTACGTACGACCAGCGTTTATAACTGCGCCAGCATTAATGCCATCTTGTATAATCTCGCTGATTAAATTAAATTTTTCAGTAACACCGGAAATTGCAAGTGCTGCTGCGTCATTGCCTATATCAAAGCTTTGTTTGTTATCAGTTTGATAAACAACACCTATAGTTCCGCCTGTTGTATATTCAGTAAATCCAACAGTACTAACAGCAGTAGTTAATGCTTCGTCAATAAACAATTCAAATGTGTTTGCAGATATAACTTTAGCATAATAAAATTGGTTGTTAACTTCGACCATGCCGTTAGCATTTTTAAATACTACAATATTTTTATCAACTAATCCATGCGACAATGTTGTTGTTACTAATGGAATTGCAGCTTGGGTAATACTAGTAACTGGTGTTTGTAAATATGTTCTATTTAAAAGTATAGATCCAATTATATCTCTTGCAGTTTCAATTGAGTCAATTGTTTCTACTACTTGGCGCTTAATTGCAATACGTCCGCTTGCATTTGAATAGTAACGCTCTGCTGCTTTTCTAGTTAAACCGTTTGCATTGTTTAATACAGTACTTGGACTTAGATTAATATCAAATGCAATTGCATCCATAATCAATCCTAAATCACGTTCACATGTAGCAATATTATAGTCAAAGTCTGGGTATGTAAATTTTAAATATGCTGATATTTCTCTAGCAACATAATCTTTGTTTAATTCTATTAAATTTCTTGCTTGTGCAAATTGTGGTCCAAGGCCGCCGTTATTAGAAATTGCTGTGCTTGCAACTTTAGCTGGTGATGCGCCGTCATCAATAGTAATAGTTTGAAAATACGGACCTGGCTCAGCTTCTGCTGCTTGCATCATTTCAGCTGCACGAGCTGCTGCGGCATTAATACTACTATAAGCATAATTGTAAGACGTACCTTCTTTGCCAGACGGAACGCCACGCATTGTGTCGTCGCCTTGTGAACTAACAAATAAGTTGTCTTTTGCCGAATATGAAGTGTTGTCTACATAAAACTTTGTAGCTGCTTGTAGGTCTTCTTTGTTGTTTGTAAGACCAGTTAATTCTCCAGGACTATCATGAAGTATTAATGCACCTTCCATTGTATCGCCTTGGCGTCTTACAACACTCTTACGTGGCATTGCTTCGTCTGCCAGGAAGAATCCTTCTAGAGCTGAATCGTATGCTGTGTCGACTAGGGTATGTGCATCATCGCCGGAAATAATAGCAGTAACAAATACCTTATTAGTGTTGGCATCATTTTGACTTTGAACAACTGCTTGCTCTTTAGTAGCATGTAAACTTAGCTGGTTTGCATTAAAATATCTTAGGTAATATGTTTGACCGTTTGTTAGTGCCGGGGGCACAGTATCTTCAGCATTAAACAGATATGGTGTGCCGTTGATTGTTCTGTCAAATCCGTGACTGTTAACTACAGCGTTACCAGATGCATAACTTGCAATAGTTAGAGTATATTCAGATGCATCAGCTGGCTCGTCGCTAACACGTAATGGCAAGTCTCCCGCAACATATCTACTATCAGCATATCCTTTAGTAATAACAAGATCGTCAATAGTAATGTTATCAATACCAACGCCGCCGTGTACTTCATTAAACCCTGTTACTGCATTTTCAGAAACAGCATTACCACTCAATGCAATACTGCGTATTTGGGCAACTTCTGCACCATCAGGCGATCTACCATCTAGTGGACCACCAAGTCTTGGAGTACTATCTTGCGATAACTCTCTAAACGCTGTAGAAAGAATAATCTTTCCGCCGATATCATAGTTTATTAATATACTATCAGTAGCTCCGCCGTTTGCAATATCACTTGCAAATGTTACTAAGTCCATTGCCGTTGCTGAATCATTAACAAATGGTACTGTACGTGGTACTAAAAATTCGTTAGAAACATCACCTAGTGTAGTAAAATCAATTGACCCGCCAGCGCCAAATATTGCATATATTTCTTTAAAGTTTTCATTTACTTTACGAAACGATTCGCGAATACTATCGCCGGTGCCGTCATTGCCTTCTACACCAATATCAACTTCTTGCTTTGCCATCTGTTATGCTCCAGTTATTTCTGTATATTGTGGGTTTTCATCTTGTATCTTCGCCACATCAAAGTTTACGCTTACACCACAGCCGCATGCTGATTGTGCGTTGGGATTATTAACTTGAAAAGTTGCACCCATTATGTCTTTGACATAATCTATTTCTGTACCTATCATGAACATTACTGCTGTTGAACCAACTACAAATTTACCTGTGTTTGAGTCAATAACTACAGAGTTATCCTCTAAATCAGCTTCTGTTGCTACAGTAGCCCAATCGTATTCAAATCCTGCACAGCCGCCGCCTTTTAAGTTAAGACTGACTGCATAACTGTCGTTTTCTTGACATATACTATCAATTTGTGCTTTTGCGGTGTCTGTTAGTGTAACTATGTTCATGAATTATCCTTCTTATGATAGTATTTATCGTTGCGTTTTATAATCTTAATGTTAAATATACTTATGTTTATAAGAGAATTTAAAAAACAAACTAGGCATGTACGTAAAAGCAAAATGGGCAAGGAACATGCCTATAAGCGTGAACAAACGTATTGTGTATTTAGGTGTGATAATTGTGATGCAGAGTTTGAACGTACAAGAGGTAGCATGGATCCTAAACGCCTAAGTAATTCCTACTTTCACGTATGTAAGAACTGTGATAGTAAGGTTTTTGCTCAAAAGAAAGGCGTAGAACAGAAGCAAAAATGGAATATGACTGCTAGTAGTACTACGCCTATCAGTAAGCTTTAGTCTTCAGGCTTCCATATAGTCCAGGCACCATATGCAATCATAGCATATGCTACTAAACTAAGAGGTGCTATTAGCATCATTACTCCGCCACCAATTAACGCAGCTCCGTCTAAAGATGTACGCTCTTCTATTCTATCTCTAATCCAATTTTTCATAATATTCTCCTTGTGAATTATTTAGTGCTTCATTATACTATATTTAACCCATTTCTAAGTTAGTAATTCTGTTATTGAATTAAATACTAGTCCTTAAGGAGGATAATATGATAAATTGGATAAAGAAAATTTTAGGTATTGGACCATCTGTTCCTGCAGCTATTGAAATAGTTACTAAAGCAGTCGAAGCAAAACCAAAACCAAAGAAAGTAACAAAGCCTAAAACAGCAGCAAAAGTTGATCTAGAGTCGATGACTAAGATTAAACTACTTGCTTATGCTAAAACTAACGGTATTAAAGTCAATTCTAGCTTGAAAAAGTCTACTATACTTGGCGTTATTAAGAACGCGAAATAGTTCCCTTTAGTTGCTCAATTGCAGCTTCACAGCGAGTAAGCTTTCGTTCTAGGACGGTTATAGCTGCTCGCTGTTTTCTTGACTGATCTTCTAAACTCTGCACATAACGCTGTGTGGGTATCTTTTGCACATAGCCGTCTTCACCTAGCATTTCAAAATGATCAGCACCTTGTGCTTTTAATCCACCACTAACACGATTTGGATTCTTATCCTGTGACGAGTTCTCTGCTGGAGTAGTCCTGCCGTACATTTTTGCTAGATAGTTGCTCATTGTCTTTTCCTTTATAATATTTATACAAGTCGATACTTGCAAGGTTCTTCATCTTACTCTCACACATAATATCTGTATGTGGTAAAAAACTTAATGCCCAATCGTTTGCAATCTTGTTAGGATACCATTCACTGTGTCCACGTAATTTGCCTTTCTTGTAGCCTGCTTCTAATAACGCAACCATATCAGGTAATGTATCGTGTGCATAGCCTTCGGGCAATTCTTCTGTTCTACTATAGCTGTAATGTATTGCAGGACGCACACCACGCCAGCTATCAATTACACGCTTAAATCTATCGTCAGTGGGTTGAATGTATTCTTTTTCTCTGCACCAGTGATGGTGTATGTCGAGTACAAGTGCGCAGTGGTCGACAAGCTCAAGGCTGTGTTCGATGCCCCACTTGTTTTCGTCGTTTTCAATGGTAATACAGTTTCGTGCCTCTGGAGACAATCGCTGAATTGCACTAATGATACCGGCTGGACCTTGACGTCCTGAGATGTGGACGTTACACTTGAAGTCTTGCCAAGTCTTGCCGTAGCCCATCCACCTAATGAGATCCGTATGATACTCAAATTCCTCTATGCTCCTGTCAACAATATCTGGATTATCTGACGCAAGCACAGTAAACTGACCAGGATGCATACTAAGCCGAACATCCAAGGAACGAGCAAGTGTACCGACCCTAGCAAGGTGCGTTGCGCAGTAATTACGTACATCAGGTAGCTGCCAAAAATAAGCCCAGGTAGTATGGGTGTAAACAGGAAGACAATCGCTACCCAGTCGTACCATTCTAAGTTCATTTGGTAGTCCTCCTACATATTCAATCAAGTTGTAATACGATTGAATGTTGTGTTCCATAATATCCCAAAGCCGCTGCTCTGCTACTTCAGTAGTTTGACGGTTAAGCCACTGTACTGTTGTACTGCGAGTATTTAGTGGACGCTGAATCTCTTCAAGAACTTTTTTCTTTTGCGTTTGATCTGGATGCATGTACTTGCATGCAAAGCCTATACGTTCTACCATATTCTATAACTTCCGTCTAGTTCGTGTGTGCCTGAATTATAAATTGCCCATGCTATACAGTTGTACCATGCATAGTGTGGATTCTGCCTTAGTTGCTTGTACCATTGTTTAAATAGTATAACACGTTTCTTAAACCTTGTCAACCTACAAACGCCCGCTCTTGCACAAATGTACCTTGTGTCTTTTTATTACCTTCACAAAATCCTAATGTACTAAAATGTTCTTTTAGGTCATTGTTAAATCCTATACTACCGCATAACATCACACGTTGGAAAGATGGATCGTTAATCTTAACAGTGCCATCCTCCATGAATATTTGAATACGTCCTTTTAGTTCAGCATCTTCTTGTGTCACTGTACTGATGTATTCAATAGGCATTTCGTTTAAAAAGTCTCTATAACAATCCTGCTCAGCATTTAATCTAGTTGTCCATGTCACTGTTATGTTTTCAAACAAGTCATATGTTTCGGGATCACGTAGCAAACTAATAAACGGTGCAATACCTGTGCCACTTGCCATCATTACTAAATGACCACCTAGTTCTAAGTTAGCAAGCAATAATGTACCAGTTGGCTTCTCTCCTACTTCTAGCATATCGCCTACTTTAATATGCTGTAGTTTACTCGTAAGTGGTCCATCTGGCACTTTGATACTGTAAAATTCAATCCAGTCATCATACGGACCACTTGATATACTGTATGCTCTCATTATAGGTTTGTTCTTTTGTAGTTTTTCTGACCAGTTGTCTAACCCAATCATCACAAACTCACCTGCTGTGAATCTGTATGAGCGAGGACGTTCAACTCGTATTCTAAACAGTGTGTCTGTGTAGTGTTTAACATCGATTACGCTTAGTTGCATACTATCTCCAGTTTGCCTTTACCCAAGGATCGTTACAGTTGTGTGGATTAGGATCTCCATGAAACACACAAATACAACAATTATCCTTTGGTGTAGTGTCTTCTATTATTTTTAGTGTTCTATTGCCTCGTTGTCCGCCCGGGGCAAATTCCTTAGATCTTCTTATTTCCCATTTCCAGCTCATGATCCAATCATCAGGAAATAGTGTTGCAGGCTTGTTTTTAGTAACTTCAAATAACCAGTCTTGATCGCCGTGGTGCTTACTTTGTATTAGTGTATGATCTTGTTTAAACGATTCCCAAAGATGTGCTAGTTGTCCTGAGTTAAACCTAACTACGCTACTATTGTATTTTTCCCAATTTGGCCGCATCTTACGTGTAAAGTCTCGTATAGTACACCAATGGGATGATTCGTATGTAAACAAGTGATCTATGTTGTTAGCAATGACTACGTCAAGATCCATGTACAATATAGTACCATTTAGTTCTAGCTCATTAGAAAACATATACGGTTTACACCACCATCCTTGCAAATTATGAGGAAGTGGTTTAACTAAAATGTTTGGATTAAGATTGCTAGGATCTTCTGTTAGACATACAAAGGTGTAGTCAAGTGTGCAGTTTCGTTGTACCATATTGTACAATGTATTAACATAATCTGCACTGTACTTGTCGCCGTGTTTTAGACACAGAACATAGTATTTGTTGTTTACACTTTTCTGCGGCACAGTTTGAACAACTTCAACACTTTTCTGCACCTTGTCTAAGGCTTTGCGTTTTTTACGTTGCTCCTTAGTTTCGCCTTCTACATATTTTTTCATTACGCTTCATAAATCGCCGAGTTTGCTCCATGTTCTGCACATTCAGCTCTTACACAAAAACAGCGATTATCTGTAGCTTCACGTATAAGTGTGTCTGCAAAGCGCCACGCATGTTCTGCAAATTTCTCTGCACCTACACCGTCAAACACTCTAATTTCAGCTAGTCCTAAGTTTTGTAACATTAGCATAGTTTCCATCTCTGGATCATTTGCGTCTACTGCTACCTTATGATCGAAGTGATCTTCTAGCCATGCTTTAAGCGGTTTTAGTCCACCAAAGTCTACAGCCCAATTTTTATTGTCTAGTTCTGTGCATCCAAATGTAAATGTAAATGCTAAACTGTAGCCATGTAGTAAGTGACAATGTGAATGATCTGCGTTAGGCTGTCTAAATACCGCTGATAGTCCGATGTTGTGTCCGTAATGCTTAGTTGAATAATATGCCATTGTAATCTCCTGTAGTTAACATATGAGCGGCAGAGTTAGAAGGGTTGACGCTAAGTCCTTACGTATAGTATACTATAAATTACTTATCGTGTCAAGCGAAACGTTAGATTGTTTCCAGGCTTTTGGTAATTCAAAATGATCGTGATGTATAACAAACTGTATGCTACTGTAATACTTGAATACCATACCTATTTGGTGTATCCAATACCTAGGATCTACTGCTCGTTTGTCCGCACTGTCGTAGTTACTAGTATCTTTATATACGTTGTTAACTGTAGTACTAGTACTATGCAAGTCAAACCCTATTAGATGCACTGTATGACCTGTACAACGCTTTGCAGCTAGTAGTACAGCATATGGTCCGCTTCCCCATTGTAATGGCTCGTCCCATCGTTCTGACCCAGTGTAAGGTAGCTTAGGCACTGTGCGAACTCGCACAGCATTAAACTGGGATAGCCAATCTTGCCTTGTGTAAATGTAACTGTGTTGATTAGCATCGTTAGTTAATACTTCTTGGACCATTCTACGGTCTACACATATTAAATGGTCCATCGTATAATCTCGATAGATAGCATTGCATCCTACTTTGGGGCCTTCTAAGTTATCAATGTTTACAGAGGTGCGACTTTCACCATTACCAAATACATACATACAAGTATTTACTCTATGATGAGTACGATGTTATCAAACATCTGGATTTTAGTTGCTTTGAAAAGTAAGTATACACAATCAAACTCGCTGTATAAGCTGATTCTATACACGCCTGGTCCCATGCCATCTGGTACAGGCATTGCCCATTGATGATCGACTATGCCTGTGTCTGAGCCAAGATAGTCATCTGATCTTATATATATTTTTCTAGCAAAGTCTAATTCAAATCTTTCGCCAGTAGCGTCATCATATGCATCCGAGTGTACTCTTGTTAGTACGCATTCGTGTGCTCGGCTTCCTTCTAGAATAAAATTAATCTGCCCACTGTTTACTGGATTGTTTGTTACTGCAATACCTGAGTTATTAAACACAAATGCATTGTTAAAGCTTACAAATGATACACCTAAGACAATAAGTGTTGCCATGCTTAGTCCACTGATTATATTAGTTGCGGCTTTTAATATTCGGTATGTCTTATCGTTCATCTTTTAAGTCCTCTAATTCTTTCTTGACTATCTTAATTTCATTGTTGACATCTGTCAAGTTGGAACTAGCCCTAGTTAGTATAGTTATTAGGTATCTTATAGTAAAGATTGCCCACCACCACCAACTAACTGCTGTGATAGCAAACCCTGTTAGACCTATGTAAAATGCGTATTCAAGTTTTACTAAGTCAAATACTACTAGAATTAAAGATATCGTCAAGAAGAGAGTAGGAGTTAAACGTGCGAATAGATCCCAGCGTTCAACTTGTTTTGCAATTTTTTGATTTTTAACTTTATCCATACTGTATTTATGGATGTATCACGCTATGTAAAGTAACTGGTTTATGATGCAATCTGCCCAAATGGTTTCCAAGTTCCAGGAGTGCCGCCCTTAATGCATATCCAACCCACATATCCTGTTGGTGTTGGTGTTGTATTCCAAACTATATCACCTGTAACATAGTTTCCCGAATCGGGGTCACTGCTACCAACTTCAAATTTCTTATCTTGAAATCTTATTGGGCCTGCTGTAGTAATGTCTGCGTCGGGACTAAAGTTTTTAACTCCAATACCTAGCTTGTCTTCCATGATAACTTTTTTGTGCATAGTAACTGTACCGGAAGGTGATATTGTTACTCTTGGAGTATCATCTGTTATAATTTCTAAAGCACCTGATGTATATGTGCCTAGTTTGAATTTTCTTTCTTCAGTGCCTGTAATAACAAACTCATGATCCCAACTAGCAATCCCAAAAGTTCCGCTCGGTGATTCTGTACCTAAACCTAATGATTGAGTATTTGCATTATAATGTAAGAAATTGTCAACAACTAACGACTGTTCGATTGCTAAAGTTTCTAGTGTGCCTACACTTCTAAGATTACTGGTTACAACAGATCTACCTAATGCGTTATGTGTAAGTACCGATGTGCCATTAATCATGTATGACTTTTCAGTAAGTAAGTCAACACTTTCTGTAGCAAAAAATCTGTCAGGCCCCTGCATTAACATAAACTGCTTAGTGTATGCTCCGCCTGGCCAAATTAATCCTTGTCCGTATGCAGTAGCGTTATCTTTTCCAAGGAATGCTAATGGTTCAGAACGTTCTGTGCGGATGTCTGCTGTGAGTTCATCAACATGCATACGTGTTGCATGTACAGTTCCTTCAACTGTTAAGTCTCCTTTAACCGTCAATGGATTATTTACAGTAGTTGCATGTAAAACATCAACATGTAATCCATCGTCTCTAATAACTAAAATCTTAGATGTAGCGCGATCAGTAATGCCCGTACTAGCAAATGACGTAATTGATCCACCGTTTATTTTGTTACCACTGAGCTGTCTATCTAAGATAGTTGGTTCAGGAATTGGTGCATTTTGCAACGACTCTATCGCAGTTGCAAGTGTGTTTAAGCTATTTCGTATTTCAGTCATCTAAGTTTCCTGTCTATTATATAGTATTTATCAGGATGCTTAAAGTTTAATCAAATCCAAGTCTTCGGTTAGAATTACTTCAAATGTTTTCTTGCTGTAATCAGCAATATCTGCTTTAAGCGCCTTTGCCTTTGCTTTTAGTTTGGCAATTTCTTCTGTTGTTAAGCTACGCATAGGAAGTCCTAAAAACCCCTTAACACGACCTTGTAAGATAGCGTCATACGCTTCAGCTTGTATAATCACTGCTGCTTCCTTGGTGTTACGAAGCTCAATATCGCTGTCTACTACGCCTTGTATGAACTTAGCCCTAGCGTTAGTATAGTCCATTTCCTCTTGCATACTAGCTAGTAAGTGCTGCTTACGCTTATCGTTGTACTCTATGCGCTTTACGTACCATGCTTCGAGTAGTTCTTTAAGACCTTTAAAAATAACAATCTTGTTGTTCTCATCAATACAAGTAAAGTTTTCGCTTACCTTTTTAATCAACTTTAGCTTGGTCATAATCCATTCATCTGTTCGTTCGCCAAACGCACGATCTACTTGGATTTCAAACTCAAACACATCATTGTCTGACAAGTCATCATAGTCTTTAATCACTTTGTCGTCAACGAGCTTCTCTAACACTGCTTGGTATTGCTTGAGTGTATAACCCACCGGTAACGAGTTGATAGTTATACGGTGCTTAGTGTTGCGCACAAACGACCCTGTGATCTCCCATTGTACTTTGCTTTCGCCCTTGTTTACTTTGCAGCTCATACCTTCCCAATGCGGAGTAAGGTTAGCAGTAATACGCTCGCCTGTTGCACGTTGCTTTACCCACTTCATAATCTCTTTAGGCTTGCGTGGAAGGATCTTTTGTGCAAATCCAATACTTACGCCTTCACTACCGTTAATAGCAAGCATAGGAAGTACTGGTACATAAAAGCGTGGCTCAATCTTTGCACCCTCAAAGTTCTGATGCTCAAGATTTACAAAGTCATCTTTGTTGTACAGTTGCTTTAAGATTGGATTCATACGTGCAAAGATATAACGTGTAGCAGCCGCATCGTTAATAAACGAACTACCAAAGTTACCATCGCCTTCTAACAACGGAACATTGTTACCACTGCCTACATAGTTTGCAGTCATGTTAACAATAGTGCCTTCTAAGCTACCATGCAAATACTGTGCATAGTCTTGTACCTTAGGACCTAGGTTACTTACTTTAACAAACTTGTCAATGTTCTGTTGTAGGACTGTGTGTACAATCTTACGGCTTGCGTTCTTTTGTCCATCAATATAGTTTCCTAGCTTACGGACATTGTCGTATACTGAAAAGTCGATGTATTCATTCTTGAAGAAGCCTTCTAAGGGTAATTGCTTTGTCATGTTTATACCTTCATAATATCAAATGGCGCACTTTGAAGCAATTGCTCCTTGCGATAATCAATTGTACTACTACTAAACCAATTTGTAAAGAGGTCAGTGTCAGCAATACTTACAGTTGGCAACATTTCATCCATTGTATCTGCATTAATGATGTGCTTCAAGTCTTTC